GTGCGTCGCCAGCTCCATGTGTACGTGCGGCTCGAAGCCCTTGACCGGCGGGTCGATCGGCTCCGTGTCGCCGACGACCGCCTTGTGGACGTTGCCGCGCATCCGCGCGAGCAGGAAGGCGTCGAGGGTGCCCCAGTGCCGGCGCTGCATCGGGAGATCCGTCACGTCCGGGCGCTCGATCATCACCTCGGCGCGCCAGCGGTTGCACTGGAAGTACGCCTCCTCGCGCCCCGAGCGCTTGACCTCGATGCCGATGGGGCACGAGCACCACGGCTCCGGGCAGGCGTCGAGCACCTCGAGCGTGTTCGGGCGGATCACGATGTCGTGCTCGATCAGCATGAAGTCGCGCTGATCCGCCCACAGCCGCTTGAACATCTCGTAGTAGCTGTCTGGACGCCCGGAGATGTCGAAGAACTCGGCGTGCGGCTGCTGCGCGAGGATCGCCTCGACGGTGCGCCGCTTCAGATGCTTGGGCGTGTACCCGACGCACACGCGAGTCTCAGACACGGCGTTCTCCTCGAGCTTCCAACCTGTAATAGCGGATTTCCATATTCAAGGTTCCGGTGAGGAGACGCGGACGTTCTGCTAAGGGACAAGTCGCGTCCCAGCCATATAATCCCCGCCCGAGGACTCGAACCTCGTGGCGACCTGATAGCTGGCGATTTCATGGTCGCTCAGGCACATCGCGGCGGGGCGCGCCCTTACGGCGCGATTGTTAGATCCAGCGGAGCCGCCGTGGCAGAGTCGGCAGTAACCGACTCTGCCGCTGGATCAACAACTGTCGCGGCGTCCGCGACAGGATCGGCAGCGGGCGTCTCCGCCGGCTGCGATTCCGGTTCCACCGAGGCTTCCGCCACGGGTTCATCGGCAACTGACGCGGCGAAGCGGGCCTGCTCAACAGGCACCGCGGTCGCCAGCACGTCAGCTAGGCTCGGCCCGACCGGCGCCTCGAGGGCGGGGTCAGCCGGAGCCGGATCGGTCGCCGTTTGGGCGTCCGAAGATGCGAGAGCAGTCACGGCCCGCACGGCGTCCTCGGCGCGGCGGATGAGCTGCTCGTTCTCGGCGATAGCCGCGCGAGCGGCCGCGATCTCCGCGTTCGCCACGGCGCGCGCCTGAGCGATCAGCTCCGCGCGCTCGCCGTCTGTAGGACTCGTCTCGGGCATCTAGCCCTCCTGCTCGAAGTTGGGGCGGTGGAGAGGCCGCATCCTTGCGGAACTGGCCCCTCCACCGCAGGTATTCAGCGCACGAGGAGAACGGCGCGCGCTGAAGTCTAGCCTAGTGCGTGGTCGCGACACCTTGCGCGATGTACGCACCGACGAGACGCTCCGGCCACACTACCTCGGTGCCGTATACGTGGAGTCCACGCACCTGATCGGCGAAGTAGTTGGGGTTGCGGAACGTCTCCGTCTTGATGATCTGGTTCGCGAACGATGTCGCGCTCGGGACGCCGGCGATCACCTTGTAATAGGTGGCGCTGGAGCCATCCGTGCCCAGGTACGGCGAGCTCGACGTGGGGGTCGTGAAAGTCCCTGTCGGGACGTTCAGCGAGCCGATCACGTTGAACCCGGCGACGCGGCCTGCAAACCCGTTCTTTCCGGGCTGCGCCGCGAAGCCGTCGGTCAGGACAGTGCCCTGGCCGTAGCCCTCGTAGCCGGTGAACCGCAGATCCTTCGCGAGCAGGCCCGTGAAGAACGGCGGCACGATCACGTAGCGGTCCTCACGAGGCACCGCGACCTGATCGAGATAGACGCCGAGATCCACGAGGAACTCGTAGGCCGCCTCACCGGCGGTCGGGTCCGAGAACGCGGCGGGGCTGATAGCCACCGGAGCGCTCGTGGAACCGTCCCACGCGGTCGAGGTCCAGTTCGCGTCCGTCGCGGTTGTACCGACCGCCGCGGCGAGAACGCCGGCGACGTAGGTGTCCGCGGTGTTCGCGAGCTTGTAGGCCGCCCGGACCATCGCCTGACCCATCAGCTTCGGCTGCATCTGCTTCGTCTGGATGTCGTCCACGGCGAAGTTGAAGGCGTCGGCCTGGCTGATGGTGAGCACCTTCTCGAAGTCGCTGAGGACTTGAGGGCTGCCCATTGAGGTGTCCTGCGAGTAGCTGGAGATCGTCGGGTCGCTGACTCCGTGGATCTTCACGGACTCACCGTAGTTGGCGATCTCACCTTCGTAGTCGCGGTTGCAGACGATCGGAGAACCGTAAACCAGCTCCTTCTCGAGCTGGATCAGGGCCATCTCCGACCAGATGGCCGCGAGACTTGTACTGAAGGCCATTTGAGGCCCCTCCTTGTTGGATTACACGAAGTCGGGGCCTCGGCCTCGACTTAGACGACGGTGTGACTCGTTTCGCGGCCGCTGGCGGCCTCGATCGAGCGCCGGTACACATCCGGTTGGGTGCGCTTCAGCGTGGCGAGGGCTTCCGGGGTCATCCCTGCGAGGTCGTCGTAGGGAATGACGCCGACCTGCGAGAGCAGGCCCTTTGCGTTGTCGCTCGCGCCTTCGAGCAGGCCGTCTTTCAGCACCTTCTCGATGCCGACCTGCTTGCTCATATCGAGCGTCTCCTGCTTGCGCAGGAGGTGGGGCTTGTCCTTCGCGAGCTTCTTCACGTAGCGCTCGGCGTCCGCCGCGTCCTCGATGTCGTCGATCTCGTCCAGACCGCGCGCCAAGGCGACGATCTCGTCGGGGTCGGCAAACTCCGCCTTCGCGGCTGCCTTGCGCAGCACGTCCGCGCGCTCGCGGACAGCCTTCTCGCGCTCGGCACGCTCCTGGGCCTTGCGGAGCGACTCGATCTCCTTCTGGAGACGGGCGTTCTCGCTCAGCTCTGCGTCCTCACGCTTCTTCTGCTCCTCGAGCAGCTCCTTGAGCTGTGATTCGAGGTTCTTCCGCGCCTTGCGCTCCTTCTGGAGCGCTGACATCGCGGCGGCGTTCGAGGATCGGGACTCGCTCCCGCTGTCCTCTGCGGCCTGCTCGGTCGTGGCCTCTGCCTGCGTGGCTTCGTCCGTCTCGGGCATATGGTTCCCTTCCGGGTTGATGTACCGGCGAGCATCGCGCTCGCGGGCCTCGCGTCACGGCATCACGCCGTGCGCCAAGATGTGACTAACCGCCCTCTATGTCTCCGAGGGAAGTGTCGATCTGCTGGAGCGGCTCCTGCGTGCCGGGGAGCGGCATGACCATCTCGCGCTCCTCCTCGCCGACCGACAGCGAGCCAGGCAGCGTGCCCAGGATGCCCTCGGAGTTGGCGTCCACGATCAGCTCGTCGGCGTACTTGTTCGGGTGCGGGTCGCGCCCGAGCGCGAAGCGCGCCTCGTTGCGGGTCGTGATGCCGGTGCTCACTTCGGCCACCAGCTTGTCGGAGAGCACGAGCGGGTCGCCCCACAACGTCTCGGACGGGTCGAACTTCAGGAACACGCCGTCGGCGACCCATTCCGGCTCCGGGCGCACGAGCTGCGCGTTCGCGCGGTCGCAGATCATGTGAAAGATCGGCCGCAGCGTCGTCTTGTAGAGCTGCGCGTCCGCCTCCGGGCTATTCGTGTCGCCCGCAGGCGGCATATCGAACACGTCACGCACCTCGTCGCGGTCCCAGGTCCGGGTCTGCGTGAGTTGCGCCTCGTCGGCCGTCTGCGCGAGCGGCTTCGCGTCCGCGCCGCCGCCGAGCACGAGCGTCTTGTACGCCTTGTCCACGCCGGCGTAGTTCTCGTTCGTCTGCTCCTCGATGCGCTTCAGGATCTCGGGGTTCTGGCGGGTGTTCGCGGTCGGCGGCAGCGTCACGATGAGGCCGGGGCGCGCGCCATGCTGGAAGTGCTGCGCGGCGAACCGCTGCGCAGCCTCGTCGATCTTGATGGTCTGCGCGAGCTGCGCGAGCGGGCTCGTGCCGAGCCACGCCCCGTTCGGGCCCGCCGGCGACACCCAGGCCGTGTACACCGTCTCAGACGGCGCGATCCACTTCATCACGCCGGTCTGCACGGTGGCCCACACGATCACGGGCTGCCCGATGCGCGCCCACGCCTGGAGGAACCGCCAGTCGAGCGGGAACAGCTCGGTCGGAGGCGTGCCAGGGCCGTCCTCGCGGAACTTCGCGATCAGCGAGTTGCCGTGGACGAGGAGCGGCATCGCGATCCACTCCTTGAGGCTGACCGCGCCATAACCGGGGCACGGCTGCTCGATGAGCTGCGAGAGCGGGTGATCCGGCTGCTCCTCCGGCATCTTTGGCTTGCCGTTCTGCGACGCGCCGTTCGCCGGCCGCTTGTAGACCTTCAGCGGGATCGTGCTGATCTGGCGGACGAGCTTGCCGATAACGGCGGCGACCGCCGGCTGCGAGGCGAAGATGTCGGCGTAGGAGATCGTGCGCGGACGGTCGGCGTCCGTCAGCTCGACGTGGCCTCCGCCGTAGTCCACGATGATCGTGGTCGGCCCGTACTGGCCCTCGGGCAGGTACGAGCCGGGAGGCGCGGCCGGATTCCACAGCGCCGGCGGCATCGAGCCCTGCATGGGGTTGCCGGTCGCGTCGAGGAGCACGCCGGGGCCGAACTGCGGAGGCTGAGTCGCCACGGGCTACTCCTAGTCGGGGAAGGTCTACCTGTCGCTGAACCAACGGTCGAAGGCGGATTGATCGACGCTCGGCGGGGAGCCGACGAGCGTCGCGAACGGCTCGTCTACAGGGTCCACGCCGATCGCGCCCCACACGGCCAAGGTCGCGGCGACAGCCCCGTCGATCTCGCGGACGGCGCGCTGGTGGGGCGCGCCGCGGCTCGCCTTCGGCCGCGCGAGGCGGAAGCGCTCCGGGTCGTCCTGAACGGGCTTGCGGATCGCGTTCATCAGGTGCCGCTTCAGGTCCGGGTCGCCCGTATGCTTCAGGCGCCCGTTGCGGAGTTGCTCCAAGAAGTACCCGGCAGCGTCGGCTTGATCTCGTGCTGTGACGGGGATGATCTGCGCGTTGGGGAGCGCTTCTTGGAGCAGTCCGGTCATCACCTTGCCGCCGCCGAACGAACTCTCGTCGTGCGCAAACGCCACGATCGGGTTCCGCGCGTCGATGGCAAGAATCGCGTCCAGAACGTCCTGCGGCGCCAGGTCCGTGCCGTTCCGGGGAGGCTCGAGGATCGTCGGGGCCGCGATCAGCAGCAGATCGTCCTCCTGCCAGAGCGGGACGATCACCGTGGCGTCGTCCGTCCAGCCCCAGTCGCCGCCGGCGATGATCGGGACGCCCTCGGGGAGCTCGCTGATCGTCGCGCTGACGTTCGCGACGTCCCAGTCGCCTTCCGGCAGGAATCGGGCCTCGAAGTCGCGCGTCGGCAGGTTGCAGACGACGGTGCGCCAGTGTTTCGGCTCGAACGACGGCAGATTCCGCTTCGTGCGGAGGGTTTCCTCCGTGATCCACGGGCTCGGGTTCGCCAGCTTCACCACCGCCGGGTCATCCACGTCGTCATCCTTCTCGAGCGCCCACGACCAGGCGACGTGATTCTCGCCGGCGGCGCGGAGGACGCGCGGGCCGCGCGATTCGACAGTCGGAGACTCCGACAGGAGCCACGCCCACATCTGCTCGTACTCGGAGTCGGGCTCGCCGGCGGTCGAGATCGTGATGAGCTGCGCGCCGGCGCGCTTGCCGAGCTTGCCGGCGAGGACGTGGTAGAGGCCGAGGCCCGGTAGCGCGTGCATCTCGTCGATCGTGACCCGCGTGTTGATGCCGCCGTGCGCGCTCAGCTCGTCCGCCGGGATCACGGTGACGCCCACGTCGCCGCGCTTGCCGCGGACGCGGATCTCGTTCGTGCCCTCGCGGATCAGGAGGATTCGGTCGAGCGCCGGCGTCGCCACCACCATCGCGACCATCTGGTGAAACAGGATCTTGGCCTGGGGCTTGTTCCGGGCGGCGATCACGGCTCGAGGCCGCGGGTGCGTCGCAAGGTGGATCAGGTTGTCCACCGCCATGAACGTCGTCTTGCCGTTCTCCTCGGGGATGCGGATGTGCGTCTCGCGGACGCCCGTCACCAGGTCGGCCGCGACCATCCGCTCCCACTCCGTCAGGGCGATCGTCGTGTCGTTGTCGAGGCGGATCTCCGACGCGAGCTGCTCGTAGAAGGCGAGGTCGAGCATTACCCCTTGGCGGCGCGGCGCTGCGCGAGCTCGTCCGCGCGCTGGAAGGCGGGCGAAACCTCCTGCGCCTCCTCCGCGGCCAGCTTCAGCGCCTTCTTGGCGCGTGCGGTCAGCCCGAGCAGGTCCGCGAGCATCGCGGCGCGCTTCAGTTCGCGGTCGGCGCTCGCGAAGCCGGCGTGCATGTGCGTCAGGCCCGACTCGCGGTTCGTCTCGACCGGGTCGATCTCGGCCATCCGGCGGTGCCGGTCAGCGAGGTGGAGAGCGGTCGCATATTCGTCCAGAAGCGGCTGCATCGCCGGCGACCAGACGCCCGACTCGACCATATCCTTGTGCGCCAGCTTCCAGATCCCGTTCCACGGCTCCGGTAGGCTCGGCTGCTGCGGCGGCGTTCCGAGCCTGCGAGGCTGTTTGCGTGCTTCAGGCATCGTCCATCCGTCCAGTTCGCTTGTGCGGGTGAAGATGAGAGAGTATGACGGGAGCCATGATCTTCTACCACCCTATCCGACGCCGGCGACGGCGAGCCATCCGCAAAGTGCGCAGGAGCGTCGCTCGAGCGGCCTTTGCGCCAATCCAGCTCATCGGCGACGACGACGACAGCGTTGCAGGGGGTGTCATCGCGGCCTGCATCATGGTTTTCGTCGGCGCCGGCCTTTGGAAGGCCCGAGTCGTCATTGCCGCCCTGGTCACGGTCGCCGCGTTTGGCTTCGCGATCTGGCGCTGGGTCGTGCGCCCGTGTATGAGTGCGATTCGGGGATCAGCCCGCCACTAACGAGTTTTTTCCACGGCGGACGGGGAGGGTGTCGAGCGCGGCTGCCGCCGGCGGGATTGACCGCACGCGCAGCTACTGAGCGCCTCGGCGACGCCGCGCGCTGCGCAAGCGCTCGGCGATACTCCTCGCTGCGCTGCGCCACTCTCTGCGCGTGCCGTATGCCAGTGCGGCGAGGATCG